CTTGTGATTCCAATACCCTTCTACTGAACTGCTCGCGTGCCTCAATGTATGAGCATTCACTCTTGCTTGCACAGTAGAAAAGTATCTCTCTGGTGAAATTGTCGATGCCTAGTTTTTCGATGTCTGCGGATAGTTCTGCGCTGGATCCATAATACTGTTGCCAGTCTGAATCAATTTTGCTTCGTATGCGTTTTTTCTTCTTGATGCCGTTTTTTTGTTTGACTGTTCTGTATGTGGTTTTTGAGAACTTTGCCAGTTTTTTGCCTATGTATTTGCGTCCAGTGAGATTATTTGTGATCAAGTAAACAAATCCTACACATGTTTCGGGCGATGTCTCCACTGGGGTGTTTTGATAAAGCCATGTCATGTTTTTTTGTGTGATTCATCCTTGACTCCTACTTAGTTTGTTTCCCATCCAACTGCATAATTTTTATCTACGACCGAAGTAGAACATTTTTGTGAACATTCTACCCATGTTTTAGACGGGTCTTTAAAACCTTGACTGCATTTGGACCAGAGAGGATCTGCGATGATTTCGTTAAAAGTTCTATTGTGTAAATTCATTTGTTGCCTGTGCTTTGCGAAAAAGCTGTCTTTCCAGCGTATGGTTTTGTCCCCATGAGTTAAACTAGTGTATGGAAAACTAGTCCAACTACAAGGAAAAACAACACCTTCTGCATTGACATAGATACCTCTGTTACCAACTTCGCATAACGGCGTGATCGGCTTGTCTTGGTATTCTTGTTTTATATTCATGTACTTGACGAGATTTAGATCAAGATACTCTGTGTTTAGTTGAATCCTTCCACTGAGATTTTTAGTTGATCTTTCATATCGATGACTAGAGCTTATAAATTCTTCTCTAGGCTCTAGTGGATCATCCGCTCCACCCCAGCCACCATATTTGCTGCCAAACTTTGTGCTTTTTGTTATCTGTAAAGTATCCATGCCCAATGCTCGGGCTTGATCGGCGATGTTGTCCAAATAATCCTGATTGAATTTGAAAACAATCACTGCCCAGTTGATAAACACATTTTTATTTGAGTTTCTCAACGCAGTGATACCATCAACTATGCTGTTCCAGTTGCTGTTGACACGATACAGATTGTTACTGGCATTATCATATCCATCAATACCAAAGTTTACAGTATCGTATTCGTTGAGCACAGAACCAAACTCGGTCCACCACTCGGGTTTTTTATGACTGCCATTGGTGATGGTAAAAATATGTATCTTGGGATTGACTGTTTTGATATATCGGCAAATCTTAATGTACTCTTTGCAATAGATAGGGTCACCCACATCTCCACACATGGTCACACGACGCACATGATTTCGTAACATGTCTTCTGTAAAAAACTTTTTTACAAAATCCAAGGTCATATTCTTATTGAGCCAGGGAGTGTCCGGGTGTTCAACTCGAGGACATCGAGGGCATCTAAGAGTACAAACCGCACTGGGTTCTAAATGCCAATGATAAAATTGCCAGTTTACAGCCATAGATCAACTCTTTTTAATAGTGGATTGGTCGCGATACTTTTTATCTGTTGAGCCAAGTCCTCTGGATTTAGTTTGCTACATTTTTGATGTTGTATCATCGCAGTGTCAATAGGACCAGGATTGACAATTTTTATATCGCATAGTGCAGTCAGCAGCATAGCATCGTGTGCCTGTTGCAAGGCCTGTTTATGCAATCTGTAGGGCCAATACTCTGAATCAGAGTCAATTCTCTTGTGACTTATTGTCCGACTGCCTATACTGACAATCCGTTTTGATGGATTATTTTTCCAACGATTATAGAAAAATTCCAACACTCTGACCTGTGCAAAATTATCGTATGCACAGTTAAACACACAATCGTGATCTAAAAATTCTGATCCCCAATTTTCGATATGGTTGATATCAAATCCAGTTGATCGACTGACTAACTGCACAGTGTGATCTGTGTAAGCATCACCTAGTGATTTTGCAAGACCTTGAGTTCCGGTAATTAAAATTTTCATGCCAACTCGATATCCGTGCTGTAACTGGTGAAGCCATTCTCTTTCACCACCCGGAGAATGTTTTCTACCCTGCTGGTGAGTTCGTCTCTGTGACTCACAAGCCAGATTGATTTGTGTCGCTCACGGCTCATTTTCTTGAGCAAAGCCAGGGCATTCTCCACACCTTGTGTGTCTAAGCCGGAGTCAATCATCTCGTCAATAAACAAGATGTTGATGGGCTGGTATAGACTCTCCCATACATCGCGGAACGCCCAGCTCATGCTGAGGATCAATCGATTGCGTTCACCACGCGACAAATTGTCAAAGTCCAGTTCACGACCCAGTTCTTCAATGCTCACAGTGAGATCGTTCTGGAACTTCACAGTGTGTGGCAAGCCAATGCGATCAAGATAGTGTGTGAGTCTGCTGTTGAGATAACTCAAGTTCTGATCAATGATCTTCTTACGCACAAATGAATCTTTGCTGGTGAGCAGTTTGAGCAAAAACTCCTGATGCTCCTGCACTCTAGTGAGTTCGTTTAGCATGTCATACGAAACTGCCTGCAAGGCCTGCTCGTTCATGTCTGCAATCTGTTCGCTGTAGGGATCAGTTTCTGTGGATCTTGTGACAAGATCTTTGTTCAAGGTATCCACAGTGTTCTTGTGATTCAAGGCCTGTTCTAGACTGTCGTAGAATACTTTGGGAGCCTGTTCCAGCTCACCAAGTTTCTGCAATCGATCTTCGTGTTCTGTTCGTTGTGAATCATTGGTCAGCAGGTGCAATGAGAGTTCTTGCAAGGTCTTCTCACGCTGTGCTTTCACAGTGTCGAGGCTGTTGTCGTGTATGTCTGTGCCGCAAGCAAAACACTTGTGGCTGGCAATCTGCGTGAGATCCTTTTCAATCTGAGTCTTTTGCTTCAGCAGTTTTGCATCGTCTGCATCGATCTGCCGGATCCAGCGTGTGGCCTCATCAATAGCTTTCTTGACTGCATGATAAGTTTCTAGATCTCTATGTGCTTGCACCTCGGCTGCAATATTGATGTGTTCAAGATCAGCGATGCCTTGTGCCAATGCTTCCGTATCTTCTGTTTGCTTGCGTAGCCACAGGGTCCGGCGTTTCTCTAGACTGGCAATCTGTTCTTCAATACGCTTGTTTGCTTCCTGCACCGCACGAATACGCAGTTCTTCCGATTGTATAGAATCTTTGGTGTTTCTGTTAAGTTCCTTAATTCGATCAGCTCGTTCGCTTAGTAGTGTGATACCTAGCAGTTGTTCAATGATGGTTCGTTGTTCATTGGCTTTGAGACTCAAGAACGGTGGCGTATAGGTGTTCAGTGCCACAATGTGTTGAAACATGTCGTGGCTCATGCCTAGCACACGTTCTACAGCTTCTTGTGTTTCTCTTGAATCACCCTGTGCTTCATCCTGTGCTGCTTGGTGTTCGTCGTTCACATAGAACCGGAGCACATTGGGTTTGCGACCACGTTCAATTCTGTAATTCTGTCCACTCACACCGAAGTCAAGACTCACCAGCATGTGCTTGGCATTGGTCTTGTTCACAAGATTATCTTTGCGGATGTTGCTCAGTGCTTGCCCGTACAGGGCATAACTCAACGCATTGATGATGGTGGTCTTGCCTGTGCCATTGCGTGAACCGTCGCCACCCATGTCTAAGTTTTCGCCCAGCACCAGTGTGAGGTCACTGCGGTCAAAGTCGATGGCCTGGGTGGTGTTACCCACACTCATGAAGTTTTTTACAGTTAGATTTTTAATTTGAATCATTGGGAACTAAGTTTAATATAAATTTTGCAATTTCTTGATGCTGGTCAGCCGACGGGTGACTTTTAAATTTGACCAACTTTTTAAAATGCCATCCAAAGTTGTAAAAATTAGTATGATCAATGCTATTATAGAGAGATTGTAATTGTTTTTCAACCTCAATGATTTGATTGTCGTCCATGACATCAAATGCGTCTAACAGTTTGTATTTGCAATCTGCGGATTGAGTAGATATGGTCAATAGATCAATCACTAACTGCTGATCAACGGTATTCATCAACAGGTACGGAATCTGCCGCTGCTTCAGAAAACTTTCCAAGGTCACGATCAGTTGTAAAAACTTCCAGGTATCATACAGATAATTGCTCCAGTATTTAAACAATAAATTTTTAAATTGTTCAAGTTCTTTGTGCTGGTGATAAACAGAATTTGATCCAGACACAGAGATATCAACGGGGAAATTATTTTCTCGACGAACAAAAAATTTTCTCTCCACCGGACCGAATGCAACTATTACTAGATCTGGGCGATCATTGATACAAAAGTTAACAGTATCAAATACCATGTGCTCATTGCTTTTACCGACCTTTGCATGATTGACCACTTTTGTTTTTAACATCCTTGACAAGCATGCCGGCCAAGATTGGGAAACAGGATCCACTAGCTCGTCTCCATAGGTGTAGCTGGCACCATCAACGTAGATCATGTTATCGCCTTGTTGATAGATTCAAACACCATCTGATTTCCTTTTCTGCTAAAATGATTTATTAAACCGTGATGTTCTTGGAATATGTTTTCAAACGATATAAAATTACAATCAGTAAATTTAAAATCTTGTGGTAAACCGGTGATGTGTATTGCTGTACCTTTGAACGATTCTAGATACTTTATCTCATGGCCAATGATGAGATCATGTACAAAAATTGCATATTCTGGCATGAAGAATTTTTCAAAATAGTCAACTGCACTCTGCAAAGATTTATTATTAGATTGCTTGATGTCTGAGTAAATCAGATCACAATCCTTGTGTAAGCTATCACTGTGATGGTCAGGATGGGATTCTATTGGAATCCTAAAAGGACTAGTGTGAGATACGATAACACAATCAAACAATGACAAGTTGACTGTACATAACTGTTTCCAGATTTTATATTCACTGCATCCTGCCTGACTCAAATTGACAACATGATGAATATCGGCCAAGAGATTTGGCCACCCAGGATAGTCCTGATGTTTAAGCGACCAATCTGCGCTGAAACTGTCTCCGCAGATTAAAATTTTCCTAGCAGAGAGATTCATAGATTCTGATAGATCTTCAGCAATAATTTGTTGTCGTAGAATTCAGATTCGATGTTGGTGATCTGATCTGTGACAATCTGATCCACAGATTCAAACTTGATCTCACCGGGTGCCATGTCTGTGTCCACTAACGAGTTCTTGTTGGGTATCAGGGACATCTCTCTAAGACTATAGTCTCGGATGTATGTTTCTTTAATGAAGTTGGCTTCTTCGTATGAGATCTCAATGTCCAAGTTCACACGCACATGCATGCGAGGTGCAAGCAATGCGGCTGCATTATCGATGATGTTGGCTAAGCCTAGCACTCGATATCTGGGTTGATCGGGCCACGCATGATAAACCGGATCTTGGCCCCACTCTAGGATAGTAAGTCCACGAGCATCGTCACCGGCGTCGGCATAGTTGTGAGGAAAGCAGTTGCCGATGTAAGTGATGTTTTTTTTGGTCTGGCGTTTGTGGAAGTGTCCGGTGAACACATGTTCAAAGTTGTTGAAGTCTTCTCGTCGCACTTCACCGTGATCCGGCATCTCTACCATGGCATTCATGAGGTAGCCGGGCAGTTCAAAGTGCCCAAACATGTATTGGCCCGTTAGTTTAGGGATACGCTTGTGATCGTCGCCCACCAGCCAAGGAGCAATGATCACATCACCACTGCTAAACCAATCGTTGCAAATTTCAACATTGGGAAGATGACGAGCCCATTCAACACTTTGAATATCACGCTTGTCGCGATAATACAAGTCGTGATTGCCGGGGATAAAAAACACCCGATCAAAGTTGGCATTCATGTGTTCCAGTGCTCTGAGACTGTAGTTCAAGGTGACGATGTTCAAACTGGCACGGTTGTTGTGCCAATCTCCGAGAAACATGCAGGTTTCACAACCTTCTGCCCGGGCTTTGGCAGTGGCCCACTTCACAAAGTTCAAGCAGTCCTCGTTGTGAGTGACACTGTTGCTTTTGAGTCCAAAGTGGATGTCCGTGAAGATCGCGGCTTTGCGGAATAGATTAGTCATCCTTGTATTATACTACTCATCCAAGGTGCTTACGACCGGACCGGACATGGCTTCCATCGAATGTTTGCCAGAATTCTGTCGGGTCCATGAAGGGTTCAGTCCATTCATCTCAAGGATGTCATCACGGATGTTCTGCATCTTCTTTTCAATGTTCAGGATACGAGTGAATGAGTTGGTAATGGCAGCAGTGTAATACGCAAATGGATTTTGTGATTTGGATTCGTCAAACTGCAATCCAATCTGACTGAGTTGTAGCAAGGCCTGTCCTCGCATCTCTTCATTGTAGGTGTATCCACGCCAGTTTGATCGCGTGGCATAGCGTTCGCACAGTTTCATGAACATGCGAGCCAAGGTGCGGGTCATCTCGCCGTGGTCTTTGGAAAACTCTCCGGTCTCAAGATCACCTCGCCAGTGGCTTTTGCCTACCAGGACGGGTTCTTTGTTAGCATCCACACGGTAGTGAAAGAAAGGAGGAAAGTTCACTCGCATGTGTGTGGGATCCAGGATCACTTCGTCAACCAGGCCAGCTAGCGGATCATCCTCTACTGGATCCTCTAGTTCTAATAATTCTTCTAACTTGCGTTTTTTGGCAGCGGCCTTGGTGATCTTCTTGGGTGCCATGGGTATGTGTTCCCAGGTCATGATTCGAAACACAATGTCTGTGTTGGGTATTTTCTTGGGATCCACAATCTCACCAGTTTCACGCTTGATGCGATCTGCACGATTTCGGCGTGCTTCTGCTGTGGTCTTTTGATTGATTTTGCTTACATCGGGCAAGATGATGTCGTATTGATGATCCAGATCAGGATTGATGTAGGCACAATAGTTTTTCTTGCTTAGGTGTATTTCTTTGAGAATATCTCTGTTGTTGAGATAG